TTAGACCTAAAAGTCTTCTTCTTCTTCTTCATCTTCGGCAGCTACGTTTGCTACAGGTTGTGATTGTGAAGTAGCTTTGAATCCATCTGTTTTACCAAATAGATCTGCTACCTCATTCTCATCCATGCTATCTGTGTCTACAGCAGCACCCTCTCCTACAGCAACAACTTGTACGCCAAGTAGCTTAAGAGAACTTCCGTAGGTAACGCCATCCCTGAGTATGTATGGCTTCTGAAAGAAACCAAGTTTAACTGTAGATCCTCCATATAACGGTGTCTTCTTGTCAGTGACGGGTGTACCCTCAGTGTCGACAACACCGGGTCTCTTGTCTTCTCCCCATGAGAATTTGATTTTATACTTACCATCTGCTACCTCCTCCCATGGTGTGGGTTTAAGTGTAGCCCTTTTAGGGTTCTTGAGCTTAGATTCTGCCCATCTAAGGACATCAGCTCTTTCAGTCTCGAGTTTGTCAATCATAGCTTCATCAACGACAGCTGATAAAGAATAACCGAACTTACCCGGTTCAAGTATGGCTTGGAAGCCTTCTAGTTTGATCTCGTCAGTCACGTGGACGTTTTTAGGCATGTTTGTCAGTCTCCTCTTTTGGGGTTAGTTTTTCAATCGTCTTTAAGACGTCATCTCTTTGTGATTCGTAGTAAGCAATTCTATTGTTGATTGCTTCTAGTTGTTTGCGGTTTTGTTCTAGTTTAGCTTTCTCAATATCCTCTCTAGCTACTACATATATTTCAGTAGGTGCAAAGAAACTAGAGAACGGACTATTAGAAAAGAAAGCATCTTTGTATAAGTCAATAGTCATATTAACAGAAAAAGTAAGTGGATTCTATAACCGATTCTGGTTGTAAGTCGCCAATGATAGGCGGTGATGTCTCTGCCCCAATTTGTCGGGCAAAGTCTGTGAGATAGTCATGTTCTGCAAAGAGAATCATGTACGTCTCCCTTATTATAGCAGATAGTTTATCCATATCGCAAGCCCTGCTTAACACACTGTCATGAATTAGTGCTATCGGCTCATCAAATCTCCGTAACGCAAGGTGTAACAAGGATGCGTCAAGGCTGTGGATAAGGTTGGGTGCAGTCGCTGCTTTGTGTCTCGAAAGATCAACACAGTCGCTGTCCTCTGTTGCAACGGATAACTGACATCTACCAAGTAGCTGTAAGTCTAGCCGTTCTACCTTCTTCTTCATAATGTGTTGCTTAACGACAAAACCTGATGGTGTTGTCCACTCCACATGTGTAGCTCCACGCTTGATAGACTTCGACACTTCTGTCTCAATCCATTTCATAACTGCCATCGGCCCGGGCACGATAAGGTGCATGGCTTCACGGACAGTCTTAACTATCTGTGTGAGATCATCTTTATCAATCTCGACACCCTTCTCTTTAAGTGCATCTTTGATGTAAGATCGGTTAGAGAAAGGTTTAGCGTTATAAGGTATGGTCATAACAGTACGCTTTACGCACTTTCTGTCCCATACGGAATGAATGTTAGTTGGTATTCCTAAGCTTAGTGCTGTCTCTGCAACCTTTGCATAAGCATCTTGTGGTTTGTCAGAGGGAACTACATTGACTAACTTGGCTGTGGACTTATCTCTAGCTAGGCCAGCTAAGATCTGTAGACCTGAGCATGTAGCGTCGGTTGCCACGGGTAACGAGGTAGTAGGTCTATCTCGATGTATACAGCAGTGATAATACTCATCACAAGCTGCAAGAAACTGCCAAGGTTCTTCGGCTGCTTCCCAGTACCCCATAAATGCTATGGGATCTCCAGCTATTGCTGCAATAAGTGAGTGGTTGGAACGTGTCCACTCCAATCTCTCCTCCATAGTAGACTTATCAAGACCATATGTAGTAGCTACTTGAAAAGCTAACCACTTCTCTACTGGCTCTGAGCCTGCATCATCTGCAAACAGTAGTAAAGATTTACCAAAGTCAGTGTCTTGTGGTGTAAGGAAAGATGGAATAGGGTAGGCACGACCACGATAGTCAAACGACCAAGGTATATAGAACTCTCTGTTCTCATAACGTCGTACGGCTTCCATGGTCATGCGGGTGCGACAGGATCTCTTGAACTCTGCTGCTCGCATATTCATTACCTCTGCCGCTTCCCTCCTATATTTCTTTCTAGCTTCTTTATTCTCAGCTATGTCGAAGGGCTTAGGTGGCAGCTCGTAATTTATTATCGGGAGAAACTTTCCAACACTAATACCTCTTTCCTCTAACAACACTGCGGTCTTTACTATAAATGGGTTAAGCCGGTATTTGACCTGTTGTATTTTATTGAGAAAAGCTATGGGTATTTCTCCCTGTATACGGGAGGGATCGCCACGTCTGACTAAATCGTGACCTTCCATAAGTTCATTGAGCATGTAGCCCCCTGCAGACGTGTTAGACCAGTCTTTTGGAGGTATGAGCATAGGCCATGCTAACGGACTAAATAACTCAGCATTTGCCATGATCTCGTCCTTGATGTCCATAAACTCAGCAGTAGGCACTATAAATACTGTAGTCTTACGTCCTAATCTGTGTCTCTGCTTGTAAAACCACCCACTTACTTGCATAATACAGTCAAGTAACCATGCTCCTAGCTTAATACGTACACTTCGACTCCAAGGTGTCCATGATTTAACCTTGTATCTGTTCATCAACGTCTTGATAACAGTGAGTTTCTGTTGTGTACCTATAGCTTTGTGCCAATAGTTCTCCTTGAGTACTGCTAATAGGCCGGGTGCGTTCTGTTCATAGTGTCTCATCTGACACTCATCTTCGATAGATCTGCCAATGGCTTCGCACACATTTGTTGCTATGTTACAACCTTCCTTGTAACCAAACACTTTGTCAAATGTAATCTTACATGCTATGGCTGCGGCTGCTAATGGTTCAATCGTAGCTAAATATATGTGTATGTCCTTGAAAGCTGCACCATATTTACCTTGATGTATCTTCTTGTTGGTTGACATAATCTTATCAACGAGCAATGGTAGTAGCGTTTCAACTGAAGTCACACCATATATACTGGCAGAAGCGTAGTTCTGCTGTTCTAATTTAAGTGTCTGATCTCTAAGACGCTTCAATCCTTGTGAGATTTGCGTTCTTTCAAGCTGGATTTGCTCGTCCAGTTGGTCTTGCGTTACATATGTCATTTAGCTCGTCCTTGATTTGATCTAGTAGGTGGTCATATATCTCATCATAGTGAGGGTGGTTCTTGTCTAACATATCTAAAGCCTGTTTATGATATGTATAGACGTCAGGGCTTGGGATAAAAGTTCTCTTCGTCATGATCTGTAATGTATTTCTCTGGTTTTAAGTGTTGTATGTTGTCATGAGTACATATGATTAACTCATGTTCCTGTTCAAGTAGTAAGTTGGATAACTTCTTTCTTGCTGGTGACTGTCTTTGATAGACATACTCTTTAACTTTACCTGATTTACAGTTTACTGTACGTATGATGCACTCGTGAGAGCCTAGTATCTCCCACCCATTCATCTTCCAATCCATAAAGTCCTCGTAAGGCATGGAATCAAAATGATTGTATGGTATTTTAGACAGTCTATTCCAGTTGTTGGGAAAGTATTTCTTGGTCATAAGGTCTGTAACGTCGGTGTGGGTTAGCGTGTTTATCAAGGTAAACGTCCTTGAGAGTGGTATTGTACCATTCTTTGCACATAAAGTCTGCTCTGTAGGCAGCTTCCATGTCGTCCTTTGCCATAAAGCAAAAGTGTCTGCCGTCATCTGTGTCGGCACAGTAGTATCGGTATAACTCAGTCATAGGCGTGATTGTGAACGTAGTTTTTTAATAAGCTGTTTGGTACGGGCTTTGGCAGCCTGTATCATACGTGGCTTCTTCTTGTATTTGGGCAACTTCTTCGAGTGGTGTTGCCAGTTTGGTGTTGTCATGATAGTTCCAATGTCGTGATACCCCTGCAATAATGAAACAGTTAGTCACCACAGTTAAAGCTATAGCAACAGCTTCGTATGGGTATAGTTTTCTTTTCTTAGCCATGTGGATCATATCTCCTTAAGATATAGAATACATATAAGATAAAGAATACTATAAAAAAGTAAATAATCATAATGCATGTATGTAAGGGTAATGTCTCTCGCTATATTTCATGGGAAAATGATAATCGACCAGTTCATATTCCATGTTCTTGCAATGATTCTCTGCATACTTCTCTGCTTTATCTCTGTTAAACACAATGTCTGCGTCAACGTCTAGCTTGATGAGTATGTACAGTGGCTTGACTACACGTGTACCACCGTAATCAGGTACGTCATCTCTTGTCATCATAAGTACCCCGCTATCTCACAGCCGGGCTCGTCGTAGAACCAAGAAATAGCCAAGTCAGGGTACAACTCTCTCATGGCATGGCATACAGCTTCTGGTGGTGACCATGCTGTATTAAACTCAACCTCGAACCCGTCAATGTCATCACCGTCCGTAACCTCGACATCATATGCGTCCCACTTGGTATCCCAATGCTGCAAACGCCAGTCATACCATCTCTCGTCTGCCCTGCCTGTTGACTGGAATCTACGTGACTCGCCGTAGCGATCTTGTTGTATGATAGGTAACTCTCCATCATTGCCATACTTACTTCCGTAATGGTTATCACTAGTTAGCAATGGTGTGTTAGCCCAGTCTGGTTCTGGTATGAAGTGAGTGAAGATAGACTCGTCATCAAATATAGCTTTGATCTTGGCAATCTGAGCACGAGTGTCATCTGTATCGTGGCCAGAGCCATAGATTTTGACTCTGTTGTGGCAATGGTTTGGCATAGTTATCTCCTAATTATTTGTTGTATCTTGCTTCAATCTTCTTGAAAGCTTCACTACTTGTCATTGTAGCATAGTTTGAGTCAGAAATCAACTTGGCAAACAATTCTTGAAGGAACTTGTTTTCATCTGCTGATATACCTACGATTCTGCCTGCTTTACCTGATTTCTTGGCGGGTGAAGTTTTCGCAGCTTTTGGTGCTGGTACTAGACCCTCAGATGGTAGTGCGTCCTTGATTGCTTTCTTAGCGGCAGACTTAGCCATCTCTACATCTACTTGAGATGGTTGGTTGCTGAAGTCGAATAGTGGTGACTCCTTGAACTCAATGCCTTCGTTGTTGATGTCTGTTGATTTAACTGTTTTCATGGTGGTAATAAAATAAGGTTTACGTGATGGTATGCGTAGATAGTTAGTAGCTACCCACGGCTTGGTGTTGAGATAGCGTTGATACGCTGTCGTAGTCGTGATTGTGAAATCAGACTTGAGATGGTCAGGCATAGCACGTGTAAAGTCTGTGACCTTATGGTATGCGTCACCACAACGTACGTCAAAGATGCGATCATATATGTCAGCAGCTTCGCATATGGTAGCATGACAAGAATGAACCTTGTCGTAGCGTGAATGGTACTCTGCGGATAAAGCATAGCCATGTTGTATGAGCCATGCAAGGTTGTACTGGTTGGCGGCAGCCCATTGTGTGCAAGGGTGATTACGAAATGCACCATGTGCTGTACGATAAGGTGTGCCGTCAGATTTGTGTAACTGACCGACACCATAATACCAGTCACTGTAAATAATAGCAAGCATTTGGCAAGTCTCGAGTGGCATCTTGACTACGTGCTTGTCAGGTAAATTGAGTGCTGACTGTATTGGGTCAGGGTCAGTAACAAAGATATTCATATTATTATAATAGCAAAAAATTAAACTGTGGACAAGTTATTGTCAGCAAACCAAGATTTTTTCTTGTGCTTGTAGTCCATTAAGTGTGTTTTCTCTATGTGTTTGTATGTTGGATAAGGACAATCTGTCCATGTATCCTTCATGATGATCCAATCATAGGTTAATAATATTGGTATCATGTCCTTGTCGTCTATGTATGTGTTAAATGGCATTTGTTTCCTCCTTCTTTGGGTATTTTCCTTCTTGTATCCAATGTGCTAGTGATGCTATCTCCTTGCTTATCATACGTGCGTCATAAAACTCGAATGGTTGCCACAAGTGAGACTCAAGGAACTCGTCCTGATCCTCCTCGTCTAGCTCAAACCAGTCGTCGTGTATGTGTTCAGTTAGATAGAATCCTGATGCCCATTGAAAGCATTTGTCCTCGAATGTAAGCATTATGCTTTACCTCCGTCTATTACGTGTAATTGATTCTTTCTGTGTTCAAGGTCTATTCTTAAGACCTCGTCCTCTATCTCCTTGCGATCCTTGTCGTATAAGCCATGTGTATCTGCAAGATCATGTGCAACTAAGTCAATGTATAAATATAACACGTCCTTGATGAACTCCCATTGGTCAGACTCTGTCTTGCCTGACTGGTTGTAGCAGTATTGCATGAATAAGTATGACTTACATATAGTCTCGCTAGCATCAAGTAGCTCATGGTGCATGGCCTCGTTGTGTTCTTGATAGAATGTGAGTATTTGATCTCGTGTTTTATGCTGCTTTGCCTGCCTAGATGCACCACAACTGATGATGTCCTTGATGTCAAGTGGTGTATATGTGTCCATGATAGCCTGATAGGCATTTTCCATTGGGTTTGTCATACTTCTTCTCCTTGCTTGTTGAATGTTTTGTTTAGTGTAGGTACGAATAGTAATCCGTCCTCTGCTAGTAAATTAGTCATCTGAAAGAACCAGTGATTATTTACTGTGTGTTGGTTGTGTGTCAGCCCTGTGAAGTGCTGTTGTGACCATTGTATCATTTGATTTCCTCGTTAGTGTACCAACCGTGCTTGGTTGAGTCCCAGTTAGGACTACTTGTGTCTATGATCTTGCCTGCGTTAAGAAAGTCACCGAAGCACTCTTCGCATAAGCATTCGTAACCGACTGGCATCTGGTAGTCTTCTTGTATATCACCATGCCAGTAGTAATATCTGTTGTTGTCATAGTCCTTGTGATCTTCAGTCACTTCTTCGTCTGTGCCTGCCATGTTGTCGATATGATTATCGTCAAAGCTAAAGCATTTCTCGCATTGTGCCATTAGATAAACTCCATTGGTGATGTTGTAAATAGTCCGACTGCGTCTTGGTCAAACATTTCTTTGTATAACTCAGCAACACCTTCGACCTTGTCTCGGTTAGTTGTGTTGATAATAACTATCTTGGTATCTTCTAAGTCAGACTGCCATGTTCCCACTGCGTCTGTAATAGTATAACCATCAAAGTTAGCATCAAGTACCTCTTGACAATACATTTGCCAATCTAGGTCTGAGACTCGGCCACCTGTTGGCTTGTTGCGTCCGAGTGTTAAATGGTATAGCATAAATCCTCCTGTATTATTATAATAGCAAAAATAAAAAATAAAGACATGAGTAAAATTACTCAAAAGTGATCTTGTCTCCATATGGTGTGTAAAGTGTAGCTTTGGTTACATACTCAGCAAGCTCTGGATTGAGTAAGCGTTCAGCTATGACCTGTTCATTGAGCTTGACAAACTGTATTGTCTCGAACATGTCACAGTAGTCCTCTCTGTCCAAGTAGTAGGCAATCTCATTCTGTGTGGTGTCGTCCTTGCAACGTATGTACTCAACGTCACAAGCGTCCAGTAGCTCCTGACAGTCTATATCTATCTCAATGTAAACGTCGTATGTACCCTGTGTCCTTGAGCTTTCTCGTTTTGTGTCTTTATATGGCATGATGTGTTGTGTCCTTGATTAAATAAGATGCGTGTGCGTCCCGTGATTGTGAATATGATTGTGAAAAATAATATAAATTAATAAAATCTTGATTAATAAATAATATTAAACACAATAATTTAGTAAATATTAATAATAACATATAATTATAACCTCCTATTATTATTATAGCAAAATATTAAATACCTTGCAATATAACTTAATAAAATGAAATAATGTATTTAACCTACCTGTTTATGTAATTTATTTGTATTACTATTACTTTTAATAAACTTTGATTTACGTTTACAATTAATAGTACTTGGTAGTTGTTGATAAGATACATTCTTACATTGTTCTTGTAACATATCTATTTCTTTTGATAATTGTTCATAATAACTTTTACTATGATGATAATATTTAAAGAATCTATGATTAGGAACTGGCTTATTATACATTATACTAAACTCCTACTAATTCTAACTGTTGAATAAAATTAACACCATTGATTTGTAATCCTAGCATTTGTAAACTAATTAAATCATTATCTGTTAATGTTTTCTTACCTGTTAAAGATTGTAAAGCTTGAGCTTGACATTCATCTGTAACATAGTGTAATGTTCTTCCGAAGGCTGTCTTAGGTTGAGTCTTGATGTTTGTCATGTTTGTTTCTCCTTTTCTCTTATACCACTATTATAGCAATCCAATGTTGAGACTGTCACGAGATTTGAGCAGTACCACACATCCAATTTGAGACGCATATGATTGTGAGTCTAAGACTAATACTGAGTGATACTGGACTAAGACTGAGACGCAAACAGATAGTGACATATTGTAACATACAATGTCATGTATCATATGCGTCCCTGTTGCGTATGAGTGTGAACGGCTGCCCGCACTTGACGTGTCTCACGGCTAGACTCAGTAAGACACCGTCCTAGTTGCGCTGAGACTCACGATTCTCGCTGGACGCATGAGTCTCACGAGTCATAATGATAACAACGACCTTAGGGGGAAATTGCGACCGCTGTGTGTCGATAATAGACCTCACAAATTTATGCTATAATTTAACGGTTTACCGTCCTGTATATTTCGGTATAATACGGTAAAACCTTTGTTAACGAAGATTGGGAGTGGTGTATTAAGAGTTATCAACTCATATGATAACCAGTAATAGGTTTAGGAGAAAGAGATGTCTTTGGATATGTTTGTCCAAAGGCAGCGGCTTTCTCCAGAGGGGTCGAGTCCACCCTTCTCTTCCCCTGTATACGTGAGGGATCGACCTAACGCCATGTTGGTAAGGGTTTTCCTTTATCAAGCCTCTGAGCCTCTTTACGCTGCTCTAGAGACATCCCCATGACTAGGTGGTTAGCACTTGCTTGAGGGTTGTCTAAGAATCCTTCCAGTATATCTGCAAACTCTTTTTTCTTTCTGTCTGCTATTTCGTCTAATGCACTTATATGTAGAGCATCTGTAAAGTATTTAACTCCCTGTGCTAGACAATCTAATCTGTCGTCATGTTTAACGGCACCTTTTTGCCGACACATACGACTCATTTGGTAAAAGAGCATATAGAGTAGTCGCTCTTCGGGGGCTGCGTCTTTGTTTGACCTATAATCCCAGTCAATAACCCCACGGTCAACAACAAGACGATGCTGGTTAAGGATAGGTTCCAAAGCATCAATAATTCGATCTTCTTTCCGCACATTTGCACGTACTTCCTCGATATTGATATGCTGTTTTGTCTGAATAAGATGTTTTTTAAATAATTCACTAACTATACCGTCTCCAAAGTTTGTTTCGATGACAAGTGACGTAACTCCGTACTTTTTACATCCTCCAAGGATGTTGAGCAAGGTATTATCACTGTACCCGTCTCTAAAGGCACGCATTTCATGCAAGTAGATGATTCCGTTGCGTTGGGATAGATAACAAGCCGCTGTTTCGTCTGTACCCCTACCGGATGGATCCACGCTACAAATGGTTTCGTTATATTCACTCCACTTTCCTTGCAGTTGCATAGGTGAATAGAAATAGTCTCCCGGTAGCCCAACTGTTGGGGCGTCTTTAATGACGTTGTCGGGATCTGAGCACCATATAACGTTTTCGGGTGCAGTAGTAGGATTAACGCTAGTAATGATGAGATCAGCCATCTTAAGTGGGAATTTTTCAGCATCTGATAAACTTGTGTCGAGTTGAAATTGCAACATATAGTTGCTACGACCCATAGACGCTTCTCTTTCTAGCAAATCATCGCTGTCAAATCGGTCTGGATCAGTTGGTTCCCATGGTAGGGCACCATTGTCTATATCTTCCTGTATCTCTGGTGCTAAGAGCCCCTCGTACTGACTGACGTTACTTTCTCTGGGGTATCTGGCGGGCCAAATAAATGGTCTATAGCTCCGCTCTGCCAACTTACGATAAATAGTAAAAGTAGTCTGAGGAGTCCCGAGATACATAATACGGCTGTCACTTTTCGGCGTGAGGATTGATTCTGCTTCGGTACATAACTGAAGAAGTTTCTCACGCATAAGCTCCGTCATACTGTTGCCCGGCACCTCTACGTCGTCTAAAATCATAAGATCTGCTCGGCTTCCGGTTAGCTGCCCAGTGATTCCTACCGATTTTACGCTTGGGGCTTGGTGTGGAGAACAGTTTACGTCGAAGCTGATGCGACTCCAACGAGAATCGTCCGACTTCGGTTGTAGTTGACTTAGCCATGGTGTTTCAATAATAAGTTTTTGTAAAAAGATCGACATATTATCTGCACGCTCTTTTGATGCAGATACGATCATTATTTTTTTCTCAGCGTCGTTAAATAGAGTCCAAAGAACAAAAGCACCAGTAATCCAGCTCTTGCCAACTCCCCTAAACGCCTGTATCTGTAGTCGCTTGGGACCATGTTGAATGTAATCAGCAATCGCATACTGTGCCCTCGTTGGAGAAGGTAAATCAAGCTGATGCCACAATGCCTGTAGAAACAGCTTAAAATCCTGTTGTAATAATGCTAGGGTATTATTCATTTTTTATATTTTGGTCCCTGATATTCTATTGGAATCTGTACTGACTCTTCTGTTTCACCTTTTGATTTCTTTACTCGTTTAGGTTTTTTAATTTTAATTTTTTGTTTCTGTGTACGTAAGCCAGTTCCTTCACCACCAGTATCAAATAATTTTAACTGCTCTCTTTGCTGTTTTAAACCTTTTATTTCTTTTGCTAGTGCGTTTTCTCTTATAACACTTAGCTTTACGCCTTTACCACTCTTACTTGCTTGAAGTTCTACTTCTTTGTTTTCAATTAAACGACTAATCTCTTCAAATCTATCTTGAGCTTTGCCTGGAATACCAGCCTGCACATCTTTAAGCCTGCCAAAATCTTCTGTATCAAATCCGTGAAGTTTTGCTAGGTAAGGTCTAAGTGTCGGGTCAATATCTACTAAGTCCATAGGTTGTTTACCAGTTAATGCTCTGTATATACCGGCTTTTACCTGACTTTGGTTAGTTAGACCGGGTACTCTACCTATTAACTTATCAGTAGTAGCATCTTTTAGTAGTATATCACCAGCTGCATCCATATCTGCATAGATATTTTTGTATCTACCAGAATCATATAGCTGTTTTTCTATAGCAGTTTTTACTTTTGGAAAAATAGGATCTTCAATAACAAGTAAGTTTTCTGGATCTCCGGGGCCGAAGGCACGGTTTTTAGTCCAATAGGGCGATCTACCGGGGTGTATATGTTCTACGTATACTAACTGTTTTGTATCTCCAATAATTTTCTGCATTAGTTCTGGGTCTTGGTCAAATAAATTTAATAGTTTTTTATTTAGTGCAGCATTTGCAGCTTTTGATGTGTCATATACACTTTTTACCTGTCCTTTCTTACCGCTTTGAGGAACGTTCCAAGTTGCTCTTTTTGCCGTAGATTTTACAAGTTTATCAACATCTCTAGCAACGTAAGTCTGGTTACTAGCAGACCAGTTAAAATATAACTGACCTTGACTACCATCTGGTTTTGTATAAGGTAGTCTTCGTAGACCTCTATACTGTTTTGTAGGTCTGCCTAACTTCCACTTTGGAATTTGACCAGCTAAACCTTTGTCGTGAAAAGACTCTAAATCATCTATAATTTTTTCTGCTTGTGTTATAGTATCGTCATCTAAAGTAACAACTCCATCCCTTTTATACATGTTTGCAACAGGTTTATTACTTCTTAAAAGTTGTTTACCATAATCACCTTTTTTAGTAAAGCTAAGTTGTTGAAAACCTTTTGCATCATCTGGATCTATAGCCTGCATTAATACATTTTTTAAAGCTGGATTTCGGTTAGCTTCCATTATTTTTTCAGCTTTAGCTATAGCTGCTACTTTTTTACCACTTTTTACAACCTTACGTACGCCTTTATCTCCAGCAACCGCTAGGCCTATACGTGTACCATAGGTAAATGTACGAGGATCTATCAAGTCTTGACGCTCTGCTAGATTACGAACGCCGCCTACAATAGCTTCTTCTGCCTGACCTATCTGCTTAATTACAGGTAAGTTACCTATGAAGGAGAGACCTTGAAGACCTCCCCTGACAATATCATCGGTACCAAAGCCGGGTTTTTCCTCGGCAGCTCTAGCTATAGAGTCAGTGAACTGATTTAACTTACCTTCTATAGCATCGTTAAGTCGTGTGAATAAAGGTAGCTTTTCTTGTTCATTTTCCACGGAGCCTCTTTAAAAGTGTTGGTTTTTTTCTTTGATTTGCTCTAAATTGTTCTTGTTTTATAACTAGGTCTGCTAAACGCTCAGGAGTAAATCCTGTAGTCATATCATCGCCCATTAGACGTTTTTGTATAGCAGTAGGATTATTTCTAATTTTTTCTGCCGCTTTTCTTAGATCCGTTGCTGCTTTAAAACCAGCTTCTGAGGGTGGCGTAGGGGCTCCTGTACTTGCAATCCCTGCACCTTCTGTGCCTGCTGTAGCTGTTAAGCCTGTTTGAT